CGGCTTAATCGTAACGCTGGGAATAATTCGCTTATATCTATTGCTCCTAATATAGTGTCTATTTCAGTTGTCGAACCTAAAAAATTAAACCACGAAGGCGGTGTTGCGTTGGCTGCTTGAGTATTATACCGCCAAAATTCTCCTGAGCTAATAAGTGGGTAAGCTATGTCCGTAAACGCTAAAGTTCCGTCAATAAATAATTGTATCGTTGTTAAATTTAACGCTTGGTCTACGCTTAAATAATCCAAGTCGCTCAACTTGTCTTCGCCGAATAAATCTTTTAAGCTCGTCAATTGCCCGTAAAAAGTAATCGTATAATTTTCGACTTGTCCGTTCTTTATGTTTGACTTTTCTAATTGTATTCGTCCACGTCTAAACGTTGTCATATCTATTTCAATATATCCGTCTTTACGTTCCTGAAAGTTATATGTTCCGTCAACGTCCGATTGGTAAAAGTGTTGGAATATTGCATTGTTTCGTGTTGTCGCTGGAATCGTAAAAGCCTGCGAAAAGTCCGTACTCGTTTTAGAAATATCCGCAATGTTTTGAACGCTCGAATTTACTTCGATATTTTCATCGTTGAATAAATCTATTTGTTGTCCTTCAATAAAAACCCTTACTTCCCTTTTCATTAAATTACATTGTTTATTACATCAAACGCCATTTCGAAATCTAAAGAATAATTAATCTTTTTGTTGTTTATGTTCTTTTCTTTGTTAAGGGTTTTAGTGTTTATTCTGATTGGTAATTTCGTGTTTCCCTTTGTCCATAAAACCCGCTCACTTAATAAAAGTTGTTGCAAGTTTTCGTTAAATGTTTCATCAACCCAACCTGAATTAACTTTGTATTTAATTCCGCCGTTGTTGTTAAAGATTTGTTTTTGTCCTTGCTTAACGTCGTATGTCAAAGCGTCAATTGTCATCATAAAATTATAAGGGGTCGATTGAACTTCTAAGTTTTCGTAACTTGCTTTGAAAAAAGTTTCTCTTTGCCAACCCCCGTACTTATTTACAAAGTCCAAAACGATTGGTTCGTATTTACACTCCGTAACGGGTCTAAAATATCCAATCCAAAAGATAATAGAAAAAGGCGCTGGCGCGGTTGAAATTTTTACTTTTGCGCCTTCCGAAATCATAGACGGCGGTACTCGAAATAAATCAAACGCCCTTGAGCTTGTCGCTGAAAAAGTAAATATTGTTCCTGTTTGTAAACCCGTATATTCAACAATAAAATTAATAGGCAAGTAAGCCGTAATTGTACCCGCTAAACTTTCGCTTGTTGTTGGGTAAGCGGGGTCGTAATAATAATTATAATCCATTTCGTCGGCTAAAACAACCGCTGGTCCAAACGAGTAATCAGGGTTTATTCCCGTTTCATAATATCCAAAGCCGTCAAACGCTCGATAAGTTGCGTTAAATTGTGCAACATAATTTCCACCGATTAGATTGTAAGTGTAAACATCAATTAAAGTATATTCTTCGTATGGCGTTAATTGTAAGTTAACGTTTGCGTTGTCTGGACTTGTTGGGTGCGTTATGTTTTCCCTTATATACGGACTTAAATTGTAAAGCGTAACGGTATTATTTGACGCGGGAATCAATTTGCTCAACGTGTAAGTCGGTGTAGCTGGCGGTGGCACGTTCGACTTATAAATAAATATTTCGACTTTCGAACCTGTTTGCGTCGGGTCGTCAACTTCGATTATAAAAGGGCTGCGAACGAAAATGTGGTCTTGTATAGGTAACGCCATTTTTAATTATTTTATAAAGGTTTCTTTCATTATTGTATCTAATGTTTCTTCGGCTTCTAGTCCGTATGCTTTAATCATTTCGTCGGGTAGATTCTTAAACGCTGCTTCAAAAGGTTTGGTAAAAAATAAACTAGGTTTAATTCCTTTTTCAAAAATACTTCGTGCAATCGCAAATTGTAACCCTTTACGCTTCGCAAATATTCCGCCTTTCCCTCGTGGTGCTATTCCCTTTTTAACTATCCATTTGTCAAACGCTTTTGGCGGTGGCATTTTGTTTGTATATCTAAAAGGCGTGTCGTATTTTCTTTTTGTTCCTGAAACACCTTTGTCTTGATAAAACCCGTAATCAGTCATATCAAAAAAAACACGCATTGAATTCGGCATTACTTTAACTTCGCCTGTAATGGAATCGTATAATTTTTTAGAACTATTCTTTTGTAGCCGACTTAAATTGCTACGAGCTTGTTGTATAACGTAATCCCTAAACTTTTCGAGAATAATTAATTGTTCGTCTTTTTCCATTTTAACAAATAGTCATTTCGTTAGGAACTAAAACGTCAAACGTCATCGTCCAACCTGAAAGCAAGTTTTCAAAGCGTTCCGTAAATGGTTCGCAGTTTGGGTTTCCGTCTATCTGGAATAAGTCGTATGCTAAACTCCCGTGTAACATAATATCGTATGCTCGGTTTAAGATAGCTAAGGTTGAGTTCAAAGCGTCTTGTGTGTTATCGTTGCCTAAATATACATTCGTGTTTTCGTTCTTCGATATGTCGACTAAGTCCATTGCTATCAAAGAAATATTAAAGCGCAACACGTTTGTTTCAAATGAACACGAATTAACCATAATGTGGACAAGTGGGAAAATAGTTTGTTTAGCTAAATCAACTTGAAATATATCCCCTTCGCTTACTGAGTTAACCAAAGCGTCTGCGTCAAAGTGTGTTTTTAGTTTGTCTATTGCCGTGTAAAAGCCTGTCATTTTTTTATGTATTTATTTAATTGTCTTTGTTCTATTTCGTTTTTTTGTTTCTCAAACGTTAAGTATGTTAAACACTTAAGTAATCCCATTCTGGTAACTTCGTCAAATTTGCAGACATCTCCGTGAGCGAGTGCATAAATTGACTGATACCAACCCCATTGTCTTGAAAATTGTGTTCCTTCGCTAAAATCTCCAACACTTTCGGATTCTTCGTCTCCCGCTCTAAATAAACTATCGTAGCCGCTAACAATTCTTTTCCTAAATTCCAAAAAAAAACCGACGAGCTCAATACAACTCCAAGCGGTGCGAACTTCATTAAGTCGGCAAATTCCGCCGAACCTTTGTACTCCATTATTTCGTGTCCACCTTTTGTTTTTAACTTTATTGGACGATACATTACCGCCATTGCTTTGTGGTAAGTGTCCCAACTTTTCAAGTTCTCTTCTAAGTCTACGTATTCCCCAAAACTTATATTTTGTAAATCTGGAATAAATCCAAACTCAACGTTTTGAATCTTAAATGTCGGTGTGAACTTTGGCGTTTCGGAAAACAATTTATTAAAGTGTTCAACTAATTTTCGTACTTCGCTAAACTTTATATTTACTATTTCTTTTAATTCTATTCCGCAAAAGATTTGAATCATTTTTTCCGCTAACATTTCGTTGTCGTTAGTCGTATCTTTTACCTTGACAAAATTTTGGTATTGTCTTAACGTTAGTTCGTTTAAGTCCGTTGGAATTGTTAATTCTACTTTCATATATTTATAATTAAGTTTTCGTTTTCTTGTTATATGCAACTGCGATTTCGTAAGCGTAAAGCAACATTTCAAAATGTAATACAAACTTTCGTGAATCCGACATATTAATTTTTATCCTTACGCCTTTGCGCTGGTAAATGTATTCTTCTACAACTGCAACCATTACGGTTATATCGTTTGTCATCTTATCGAGTATTTTCCAAAGTTAGCACTTTTGCCTAACGATTCCATTTCGTGGTAACGCAAGGCGTCAATCGTATGGTTAAAATTGTCTATTGGTTTGTTTAGTTGTTTGCCCGTCTTGTCGCGGTCCCAACAATAAGCTCGTAGCTCTTTTATTAGATTTGTGCTTTGTGCGGTTACTAAATAAGATTGGCTTTGCATTATTTGTATTCCGAAATTAACGCTATCCTGTCCCTTTGTAACGCCTTTAATAAGTTGTCCTGTACGTCTTATTTCCTCGATTGATTTGGGTTCGCTACTATCGGCGTATGCTATTACGTTTTTTTGTAGCTTCTTAGATATTTCGTTATTTACTAATCCAGTTTGATAAACAATTTCGTTTACTATTCGTTGCCCGTTGTAATTGTAAATTTCTATTATTGCGGTCGGGTCGTTTGTAAACCCAAAATCTAATCCGTAACCAATTAACTTTGCTTCGCGTGGTATCGTGTCAATCATTTTCCAATTACTGAAAACTACGCCCTCAAGCATTCCTATTTCGCCAAGCCCAT